GAGGGGTACGACCACTCAATTGATCACAGCGCATGATCGGGAGCATCACGGGGGCAACCTCGTGATGCCCTCACAGTGCATGGGCGTTGGCTCGTGCATTGTGAGGGCATATAATGTGCCCAACTAAGTTAACGCCTGAGGAGGCAATCATGAGTGCAATATCAACGAATATCCACAATGTGTCATCAGTCAGAACGGTGTTCAGCCATTTTGATCACTTCTCATCAATTGAATTAACAGTTCGTGATGAAGAAGGCAATGACTTAATCGCTGTCACACTCTTCGTAAGAGATGCAGTAGAGGTTGGCAAAGTGCTCGCACAATTGGGCACTGGTATTGAGCGCAAATAGCGTTCAGCAGTGGGCAGTCACGGCGTGAGTCGTGGCGTGCTCGTGGTGCATCGGTTCTCTTCAACGGGTGCATCACGAGGACGCAAGTCCACCTACACATACAAAACAAGACCTGAGGAGGTCAACCATGAAAGCAGTAATAGATGCAATTGCCAAGGGCGTGTACAAGCACCGAGAGTTTGATGCTCAAATGTCACCAGCAGAACAGGAGTTCTTCGGGATCCCTGATATGGATCGTGCACAACTTGCGATGTCAGTCTTGTACTCAGTACTCAAGTTGATGTTCCCTACGGCTACCGATGCAGGACTCATGACAGTGACAGATGGCAAAGAGTTCTTGAGTGCTTGCGGATTCAGTGATGAGTTCATTCATCACTTTTACTCGGGCAATGCAGAAGATGATCCATGGACGGTCTACTAATCAAGTGACCGACCATTCCCCGTGCGCCTTGGGCGTGCCGTTCAATCGGAACACGGGACTAGCGACACAAGAGTGTCGTGACTAATACAGAATCTGAGGAGGTTCTCACCATGGGTGCAATAACACCAAAGCAACAGGCGTTCATTAAGACGCTGTTATTGGAGCGTGCTTCAACACTTGGTCTCAATGAAGAGCAAGTGGAGCAGTACATCACCGATCACACACTCAATGAACTCACTGCCAAGTCAGCATCATTCGCCATTGACTCCATTCGCAAGATTGAAGTTAAGCGTGTGGGCACAGATCACTTGCCCAAAGCAGAGCGCATCATCGTGAACAAGTACGCCAACCCGTGTGCCCTTTGTGGGCATCCAGTGCGGACAGGTACTGGTCACGCATTGCTCAATGCAGGCAAGTGGGCTACCTACCACAAGCAAGGTGACTGCTCTGCGGAGAGCGCTATCGTCCCCGACAAGTTGACCAATGAATCCTTCGGCACCATTGCTGATGGCTTCTATGCGATGACATCATCGGGCACCAATGACCTCGTGTTCTACGCCATCAAGACCAACAAGGGCTTCCATAATCCTTCCATGAAGGGTCAGCGAAGCATCTACATGGTCGTTGGTGGTAAAGCGGATGCGAAGTTGTCGGGCGAGCGTGCTCTGCATGCGATCAAACGCATTGCAGGTCTCACGGACGAAGGTCGTAAGCAAGCACAGGCGCTGTTCGGTCAAGAGATCGGGCAGTGTGGTGCGTGTGGTCGGCATCTCACTGATGAGGTGACACGCAAGCGTGGCATCGGCAATGACTGCGCAAGCAGGTTGGGCTTCTAGCCCGAGGGCGTCACACCTCACGGTGTGGCGTGCTCACAGCACACGGGTACGCTCGTGTGTTGCGAGGACGCAAGTCCCTAACAAATTACCTGAGGAGGTAAGACCATGAATACACAATTAGAAGAACTGAGTGCAATGCTCTCGGGGCTTGATCGTGTGGCGCCAGCGATATTGCCTGACGCTTCACTCCACGCTCTGAGTAGTGCACACGACAGCGAGACCCTCGTGGATCTTGCCAAGACTCTCTACCCATTCCAGCGTGCAGGTGTCGCTTATGCCATCAAGCAGAAGCGTTGCATTTTGGGTGACGAGATGGGGCTTGGTAAAACTCCACAAGCCATCGCAGTCGCAGTGAATGCAAACAACGAGGGACACAAAGTCCTCATCGTTGTACCTGCATCTCTTCGCACAAACTGGGAGCGTGAATTGAAGATGTTCGCACCATGGCTCACTGTAGCCATCGTGAAGGGCACCAAGGTTGGCGCTCTACCTAAGACCGATGTCGTGATCGTTGGTGATTCAATCATCAATGCATGGGCAATGAAGTTCACGGGTAAGTTTGGTTGCCTCATCGTTGATGAAGCACATCGCTTGAAGAGCGCTAAGAGTGGACGCACCAAGGGCGTGGCATACATCGCAAAGTCAATTCCGACTGAAGGGTATGTGCTGTTGCTCTCGGGCACGATCATCGTGAACAGACCCAACGAACTGGTGTCACCTCTGTCATTGATTGACAGACTTGACCGAGTGTTCGGTGGCAAGTCAGCGTTCCTCTTCCGTTACTGCGAACCCATCCACAATGGTTGGGGTTGGATGTACAACGGAGCAACGAACACAACTGAATTGAACGACAAATTGCGTGGCACCTGCTATGTGAGGCGTAACAAGACAGATGTGTTGACGGAACTCCCAGCCAAGCGCCGTGCGCAGGTTGCTGTAGAGATCAGTGATACTGACCTCAAGGCATACCGACATGCTGAGAATGACTTCCGTGACTTTGTCATCGCCAATGGCGGTGTTGAGGCATGGCAGAAGGCATCCAAAGCAGAAGTCATCACACGGCTCAATGCACTGCGTCACCAACTCGGTATCGCAAAGATCCCCTATGTGGTTGAGCATGTAGAAGAACTTGTCGCTCAAGGCGAGAAGGTCATCGTGTTCGGTCATCACAGGGATGTCATCAGTGGTCTCTCCGATGCATTACAACAGCACGGAGTGGTCAAGGTAGTAGGTGGCATGAGTGATGCTGAGAAGCAGAAGTCAGTAGATGACTTCATGACAGGTGACGCCAAGGTGTTCATCGGCAACTACGACAGCGCTGGTGTGGGTCTCACTCTTACGAGTGCGTCTCATGTCGTGATGGCTGAGGTGCCGTGGACGCCATCGTCCGCCACACAGGCGGAGGACAGGGCACACCGCATTGGACAGGTCTACCCTGTCTGTGCGTGGTGGCTCTTGGCTGTAGACAGCAACAGCGATGCGACACCTACGATTGATGATCGTATGTGGGCGTTGTTGAATGCAAAGCACGAGACGGTATCCGCAGTGTTAACGGGATACGGTGAGGACATGGGTGCCGAGGGTGGAAGTATCACCCAGTCACTCATTGATGGGATTGTCGGTAACGGCGGTTGATCATTGGCGCTCGGCGCCATCATGGTCGGCGCCAGTAGCGACTATCGGAGTGCCTCTGTCCTCACGGAGGTACACCATCAGTGCATCACGGGCGCAAGTCCGTGGTGTTCTGACAGTACATTGTCACACCGATAATGTATTGTCAGAACATCATCCGATGTTCAAGTAAGAGACCTGAGGAGGTCAATCATGTTCAATTTAAATGTAAGTCTCAACGGAGGCATTGATCGCCGTGGGTCTGAATTAGACATCCTGTACCAGTTGGTTGAAGAGGGCATGGAAGCCATACACATCCGACTCGGTGACGATGACATCTATCCATACGGAACCGTACAGCAGTATGTTGCTGTACAACAGAAGATTCAAAATGCTCTTGGCGTGATCTGTGCCGAGAACGGCTTCTAAGTAAGTATCCCCCAGCGACTAGGTCGTGCCCGTTCAATCGGGACTGGGGACAAGGCAATAACGCCGAAGTAAACAATGCCTGAGGAGGCGCCATGAAAGTAAGTGCAATAATCAATGTGTTGAACGCTGTGTACCAGCCCGATGATGAGTTACTCATCAGGTGGCTTGATCGCAATGACTTCACTGTTCCTGATGATGAGACTGGGTATCAAGAAGCCCCATCGGCAGACCACTGGAGCGAAGCAATCAGTCAGATGTCTTGGGTCAACCTGTTGGATGAATACGCCAACGAGATGCTCTACGACATCCTTGAAGGATTGAAAGAGCACAGTGAGCCAGTAAGCGAAGTCGTGCCTATCACAGATCAAACTGTTCTCAGCACGATTGAGTACATCAACGAATACAACCGCAAGTGGATGTCTGACATCATGTCAGAGATCAATAGCCCAAAGGAGGGCAAGTAATGGACAACATCGGAGCACCTATGGGTGCATGGGCAATCATCAAGTGGTTTGACTCGGGCGTGGAGGACGAACGGTACTTCTCGTTCGGCTCATACGACAACGAGATCAGCGAAGACTTTGATTCTCTCGGACAGCGAGATGACAGGATCTTCTTCTACTGCGAAGATGGCGAGGAGCAACTGAAGGGACTCATGGGCAACAACGGTGAAGACTTCATCGTTGTCTCATACCAACTGGAGGACGCATCCTGATCGGGTGCATCATGGCTCACGCCATGGTGCGCTCACAGCCCACAGACATTGTTTGTGGGTTGTGAGGGCACTCAATGCCCGATACATTAATTAATCCCTGAGACCTGAGGAGGTCAGATAATGCGAGTAAGCGAAGCGATGGAACGGTTGTCACGATTCAACGCCGATGACGAAGTCATTATGAATTTGTTTCATAAGGATTCAATCATTGTCTTGGACGATGATGACAATCTGCTGGACATCCCAGCAAGTGTGTGGCAATCCGTTGTCAACGACACAGACTCCCGAGCATGGGCACTGGATCAGTACAACGAAATAATCATTGAGGCAGTTGCACAAGCAATTGCAGAATTGGAGGAATAGGCATGAGTAAGTGGATAGTAAGAGTTAACGAGACCATTGACTATGGCTACGAGGTGGAAGCGAGATCCGAGGCAGAAGCCTTTGACAAGTTCTATCACCTTGATGAGGACGAACTAGAAGTTGCGCTCAAATGGAAAGAGAGCGTGGGCTTTGAAGCACCATGGACAGCCGAGGAGGCAGAGTAATGGCTGGGACTCATGAGATGACAATGGCTGAGATCGCTAAGTTCATGAACATGCGAAGCGAAATAGCGTTCCGCATGTTTATGAACGGTGATTCACAGTTAGCACTGAAGCAACTTAATTATGTGAGGTTGGCACTCAACTTGGCAGAAGAACGAATTAATCAACAAGCCTTAAAGGAGGCACAGTAATGGGAAGCATGAATGCAATGGGAATGAACGAGGCTGTCGTGGACGGTCTCATTGAACTACGACAGGCGCTCTCGTGGCACCTGACATCCAATCACTACCCATCAGTGCCATTGAGCATGCTTGATGCATGCGTACTGGCAATTGAGTATGTGAGTGCAGGAGATACCGATGTCAACATCACACTCCCTGAGGGTGTGTTGTGGCGTGGGCAACCACTGGCTCCAGCGTGGGCAATCGTGGACTCACATCACCTTGAGTCATTCATTGACGATGGGGAGTACTACTAATGGACACACTGAGTCTCAACATCGGTGATCAGGTTGAACTCCTCGTGCAGATATACCCACAAGAGCAGTGGGTGTACATCGGAGATGTCATGGACATCACCGATACATCAGTGGTGATCTTCACCGAGGACAGCCCGCACCATGGCGAAGGTGAATTCCGTGAAATTGAAGTGCCTTTCGCCAAGATCATTAAAGCAGAGGTGTTCGTATGAGAAGTCTCCAAGAATATTGGGAGCGCACGGGAGAGAATCCCACAGAGACGATCATGTGCAACCATGACTTCAGACCAGCGCCTGATCTACCTTCAGATGTGTGGAGGTGTGTCAAATGTGCTGACAACGGCTGGGATGCTCGGCAAACACAGTTCGCCCCATGCAATGGCAACTGCCGTTGTGGGGGCGAGCAGTAATTCGTTAAACGAGTCCTGAGAGACTCGTACGAGACAGTAATAGGGTGCCATCAGCCTCGGCTGGTGTCATCCCGTGGGTGCTCTGCCCACTGATCGGGGTAGAGCATCCACGGGGTGAAGACACTGTGTCACACCCCTAAGTTAAAGAATCTGAGGAGGTTCAAATGAATAAAACAGTAGTAACAATGACAGTGGAGCAGTGGGAAGACAAGTACAAGCCCGTCATGAATCATCTTGACAAAGATGCATCATGGGGGACAGACGATGAGGGTGGAGTCATGTACGAGACCTACGGAGCCGAGTACGACTATGTCATGAAGGTTGCCAGCGTCCAGCCACACAAGGTGTGGACATGGGTAGATGGTAATGACGGCTCATACATCGTTGATGGTTGGCACATGGTCAATCGCATCGGTTACTTCATTACAGCAATTCCATGTGAGTTTGATGAAGACATCACAATCAAAGTAGACACCTACGGAGAAGGAGCAGAATGATGAGCGAAGACACAGAGAATAAATGCTGTGAATGCGAGGAGATCGTGGACGCCGAAGGTGACTTCGGATGGAGCACCGTCAAAGAGGATTACCTCTGCTGGGGTTGCTACGAGTCAGATCAGAATCATTCTTCAACTGTGCAACTTGTGGATGACGGCGTAGTACGCAAGTACTACATCGGAGATCATATTCGCATGGATGAATACGGCGATGACATGTACCGATCTAAGATCACCATCAATCGTGAGTACATTCACAGTGATGCGTGGCGTGGGCACTACGAGACCACCATTGAAGGTTGGACAGATGTCATGAATGGCTGGACAACTGGAGGGTGGGATGACCCCATCGCTCGGCGCAAAGCAACCTTCAACCAGTGGGCTGACTCAGTTCTCACGGGTGAAGTGGTACCACCAGTGGCTGTAGCCATCGTGGCTGACCCCACAAGTAATGTGTTCAGCATGGGCATCTCGGTGCTCACACCTGAGCCAAAGGCATTCAAAGAATGGCTGGACGCCGAGTTTGACGAACTCTACGAGGCTCTGTCATGAGTCGGCGTAGACCGTTTGGTGGGTGGGCGCCATGGGATGTAATAGATCAAGAGTGCACCTTCTTTTGTGAAACTGGGTGCGGTCGTTTATGGGATGAGTTTGTATCTATGTACCCCGATGACACCGAGGGTGAAGCCACATGTACTTGTGGTGCCGTGGTGACATCAGGTACTGACTACGCCGAGTACCTAGACAAGCAAGAGCGAGACGAAGAAGCATTTAAGAACCGAGAGATGGAGAACACGCTATGAGAAACAACTATCAAGTCAGCAACCAAAGAGTCACTCGGGGATTCATTGCTCTGCTCGTAGTAGCAGGGTTATGCTTCACCGTGTGGGCTTACCGTGACTACGACAGAAGGATGAACACCTACTCGTGTGACACACAGCCAGTGACCGTCTATCAGGGTGACACCTTATGGGAGATCGCTAACAGGTACTGCTGGGGCAACATAGCCACAGCCGTGGATGACCTCGTGGATGAATACGGCACGCTCCTACAAGTAGGGCAAGTCATTAACCTCAAAAGCAAATCGTAAATAAATTAAATAGAAGTTGTGAGTAGCAATACACGGAGGTAGATTTATCTTCGTGGTACGAATATCCAAACAAATCAAACTAACAAGGAGAATGCAATGAGCAAAGAAACATACGAATACCTCAACTCGGGGAATATCCTCGTGGGGTTCACAGAGAAGCGTGGCGAAGCATGGTGGTCAAAGAAGGAACTCCAGCATGGTGAGCCAAATCATTACACGGGAGCGATTCCAGTGTCCGATGTAAGGCGCCGACTCTTCCATTGGAAGGCAATTGAAGCACCAGTGTTCGTGCAAGTCCCTGACTTGGGAAGCGCCACTGAAGGTGCCATGAAGTTCATCCCACAAGATGATCGCAAGGCAATCGTGCGTAACGACACCTACGAGACTCTCGGTCTCTTCAAAGACACCTACGCCATCCACCAATACGATGAATGGTTGCTGGACACCGTGTCCAATGTCATTGATGACAGCAACTTGCAGATTGGTTCTGCGGGCTTGCTTCGCAACGGTGGAGTCGCTTGGGTCAGCATTGAGATGCCTGAGAGCATCAGCACCAAGGCTGGGTTTGACTTCCGTCCACACTTGTTGGCAACAACGAGCCACAACGGAACTCTCGCCACTACCTTCAAACGGTGCATCACCGCCGTGGTCTGTGACAATACGCTTGCTGGAGCGCTCTCCGAGGATGGCAGTCAGTTCAAGACACGACACAGCAAGAACAGCAACGGTCGTGTGCAGAGCATCCGTGATGCCCTCGGCATCATTCACACCATGGCAGAGGACTTCGGCGCCGAGATTGAGCGTCTGTCCAGCATGGTTGTGACCACAGCAGAGTGGGACGCCATCGTAGAGCGCCTCATGCCAACAGTTGTGGGCGCCGATGCACGACCACAGTCCGTGAGCCGTGCTCAGAACAAGCAAGAAGCCGTACGACACCTGTACAAGAACGATCCACGAGTAGCGCCTTGGATGGGAACTGGTCTCGGTGTATTGCAGGCATTCAACACCTACCAGCAACACTTCGTGGGCAAAGCGGAGAGCCGTGTTGAGCGCAATGCACTCAACGCACTCAATGGCAAGGGCGATGAGTTTGATCGCCAAGTCATCCGTACGCTCCACGATGTGGTGATGGCGTAATGTCCGAGGTAGTAGTGGGGGAGCAATCCCCCACTGACATCCGTTCTGACTCTTGGTGGAATGTAGACACTCACGGGTTGAAGTTCCCTGAAGTAGGGGAATGGAGAGACTTTGCTCTTTGCCGTAAAGAAGGCACCGACAAGTGGTTTGCTGGACTCTACGAGCGCAGAACTATTGCCGTAAAGAAGGCAGAAGCAGAAGCCATAGAGATATGCAAAGGGTGCCCTGTGCGGATCCAGTGCCTTCGTTTTGCCATCAACAACGACATCCAGTATGGAATATGGGGTGGCAAGAAGATAGCAAACTTGACCACCGAACAACGAATGAAACTAAAGGATACTTTCAATAAATGAGTTGAGGCGGTGTGTGCCGAGTTCAATGTCTCGTGCCCACACCGCTTCTCTTAAGGCTTCACCTTCATACGCTCGCCTAGCAGGGTCACGAAGATCCGCTAGATGCTTGAGCCACTGCTGAGGTTTACTCGCAGTCCTACCAATCCCCCACTTTTTACGCAAGCCCTCGTACGCCGACAACGAGGAAGCAATCCATGGAATGCCCGAGGCAGAATACTCAAGAAGTTTGATGTCACTCTTAGCGTGGTTAAATGGAGTGTCCCGCAATGGTGCTAGACCGACATCCATGTTGAGCAGTGAAGGATACTGAGTAGCGTCAACGGCTGGCAAAACAGTCACCTGATCATCGTGTAGTCCCAACTTGCTGGCAACAGTATTTGCGTGAGCGTAGTGACCGCTATGTTGAAACTTGATGTCACCTGAAACAATGAGTGGGTTCACAACACCTTTTAAAATCTCTAGGTCTCCTGAGCGATGGCTCGTGGCACCAACCCACCCGACTACAGGTACAGAACTATCTGTGTGAATATGTGGGGTGAAACGATTGACCTCTACCGTATTCTCCAATAAAACTATTGGACAGCGAACCCATGGCTTGATGCGATCAGCAAGGTATGGAGTAGACACTGTTACGGCTGTGCTGGCGGCGATAATAGATTTGTAATGGTTGCGATTCTCTTTTGGGTTGGACTTTGGATGTGAAGATGCGAAGGCATCATTAGATGGGTCAAGACCCCAGTACCAATCGTCTAAGTCGTTCACAACAACCTGCCCATACTGTTTTGCTTTAATAATGTGCTCGGGAAGATTCTCATGCATTAGGCGTTGCATAAAGACCCAGTCAACATCTATCAAATTGTCGTGTTCATCCTTGATAAAGAAGTGATCGGTCTGCCATGTGAGCACACCTACAACTACTTCATAGTTAAGGCGACCAATGTACTGACCGTAGCGTGCCCAGCCCGAACCTCCCCAATGGTGTTCACCATCTGCGGACTTCTGAGCGGACAGGAAGTCACCACTAGCAACCCCGATCCTCATTGAACTTCCGTGAATTCAACTGAGCGGTTTGACTGCTTCTTGCAGACATGCACGGGAGGAACTGAAGGGTTTACAAAGAGGGTGAGTTCGTCACCACAGGCGTCACACTTATAGTTTCTTTTGATCTTCTTGTCTGTGCTCATTGTGTGATCTTCCATGGACGCCATTCTTGCAGAAATACAATGACTTCTCGTTTGTCCCAGATGGGTGAGGAGGCAAGGTTAGCAATGGGCTGTGGGAACTTCTTGTTCTTTCGTAAGGCGTGAATGCGTTGTTTACTGACACCCAGCACAACAGCGAGTTCGCTGGTGCCCAAGAGGTGTTCGGGTTGTAGGTTTGTTGTCATGAGTACATCCTACAGGTGTGTGTACGATGTGTCCACTACCCTTTAAAGACTCCAGTGACCGAGTCCACCGTTGTTATATAGGTACCGAGCCACTGACAAGTTGCAGTCAACGTCAAAGAGTCCTTTGATGCCTGTACCACAGATGTTGCGAGTGACCGACTTCCAACTGGAGTTGATCTGAACGAGTCCGAGGTCTTGTGTTCCGTTGGCGTTTTTATAGCGGTTCCATGCTTGTGAGTTACACCGACTTTCTCTATAGGCGATGTATGAGAATGCCTTAACTGGCAGACCGTATTCACGAAACTTGGCTTCCCACTTGGGGCATCGTTTTGTGTGATCGGTTGGTATACCTGCTGGAATTACCTCAGGCAATGTTGAGGTGGTGCTCGTAGTGCTCGGTGGCTCTAGGAGGAATGGTGTGACATCAATAAAGGTAATTTTTGCTACTTCGGGCGTTGGTTCTTTTGGTGCTAACCCCAACAGCATTGTGAGTACTGATGTAAAGGTAAGCCCAATAATAACTAGCGTGCGATCTAACAATAGTTTCTCCTTGATAGGCGGATAAAGCAAAACGCCCACAGCATTCTGTGAAGAACTCTATGGGCGTTACCCTTCTAGTTTACCTGCGTTAAGAGGGAATCAACCTAAACTTAAGCATCTCCAAGTCAATCGGGGTTGTCCCCATTTTAGGGATCTCCTCAATATTTATTTTATTAATCTCTTTTGACTCAGCATCCACACATTCTGTGCACCTGCAACTTTGTCTGTAGCGCATCCATGTTCCATGCGGACGCAAGACACTTGCTTTCGGATGCTCCACGACTA